TAAAGCACCTAAATTAGATCCAACAGCTCCTGCCTGAGCTGCTGTAGAAGCTAGTGGGGCCATTCCTTCACCAAGAGCTATAGCTAAATCAGCCCCTGTTAATGCACCAGCCGCTGCTGGTAAACCTGAAGCAGTTGCAGCAAGTGACGTAGGTGCAGTAGTGCTTGCTAATGTTCCAGCAGCTTCAGCACCACCAAACAAAGAACTAATTTCAGGAAGACTACTTAGTCCAATAGCACCACCAACAATTCCTAATGCTTGTAGCCATCCTTTACCTTCAGAAGTATTAGGATCAGCAAGCCTTGTTGTTGTAGGTGTACCATAAGCATCGTAACGCTGTACAACGATCTTATTCCCCTGTCGTCCGATAGCTTTCTCAACGGTGATATCTTCACCTTTATCTAACTGACGGATATTACCTTCAGTCCCAATGGTACGTTGTACGTCACCAGTAAGCAATGTACCCATCGGTACACCAGCATTCAAGAAGTATTGCCGTACTTGCTCTACAGGTAATCCAGTAACAGTAGCTAAGTCTTGTGCTGTAGCTCCATAAGCAGCAGCAGCTTTCCTTATTGTTTCTGGGTCATTAAGATTAGCGACAATAAAGTCAATAACGCCTTGCTTATCTTGAGGTGACAGATTAAAAGTGGTTGCCATAGTTAACCTTACTTAAACAGTTCGTCCTGTCTTAAAGAATATGTCGATTTGTTGAATCGATAACGAGTCTGAGGTAATATCTGCCTGTATACCAACTTGGAATACTCTACCATTCCTACTTAATTGTGCTTTAAGTATGTTGATACCTTTAGTAGTGCTAAAGTATTCGTTGATGTTGTATTGAGCTACGTTGTACTCAGATTGTGTAGAACTAGGTATTGCTGTTAAATTAGCTATAGAATAGTCTGTGGAGTAATCAACACCCCACTTCAGTGTGATGTCAGTGCTAGCACCGCCAACGACAAGCATCGATAGCTTCTTAAGTATCTTTATGATAGAAGCATTCGTAGCATCTAAGTAGGCTGTGAAGTACATAAACCTAAAAGAAGTACCATTATCTGAATAGCTAGCACCATATTCACCAATGTATCCTGCTCTACTGATGTATAGTTTTCTATCTCTAGTTGATACAAAGGCTTTAGGATACAGTGTCCATGTTGTTGTCTTACAGGAACCATCTTGAAGTCTTGACTTTAGATCAAAACAATAAGACATTAATCGATTAGGTAGGCTTAAGACATAGAAAGCATTCTTCTCATCGTATACTGACTTAATAAGATCATTGTCATTATTAATCTGTACATCGTTGATTAGATCGTTTCGGACATTCCTTGATACATCGAACAATGGTGGTGACTTCTCTTGGATGATACGTCCAAGGCTACGAACACCAGTGTCAGATAAGAAGAACAGATCTGCTCCAACATCCTGTACTGAGTCTCTAGCGATGCAACCAACACCATCAATGACTTCAACTAACTTTAGATCATTAGCAGGATCTACGTCAGCACCAGAATAGATGATGATTGTTTTCTTACAAAAGATAACTAAGTAACCGTTAAAGCCTGCTAAAGCTACGATGCTGTCAGTACCGTTAGTCAGTACAGTTTCAATGCTTACAGAGCCACTAGCACCACCAGACCATTTAACACCTGACAAAGTGTCTGACCACCATACGGTTGTTTTGTCTGTGGTTGTGTCGGCTACCCATAAACGACCATAAGCGGCTAAGACTTCGTTACCGAGCTGTACTGTTCCTGAATAGCCACCATGCGCCGAAACCAATCCCCAAGTATTAGCGGCATGATCATATAAGAGCGGATTATGTGCTCGTTGAAAGAAGTAGGTGTGATCATTGAAGCTAACAGCTTTCCAGTTCTGTGCAGTCCAAGTAGCGGATCCATCATATTTCTCAGTTAAAGTTGTTGTACCACTATAGATACGGTTGTTACCAATACTGATGATCTCTGTTGTACCTGCTTTCTTAACTACTTCATGTAATAGTGTTGGCTCTGTGTTGTTGTATCCAGCAGAGGTATTGACGTTATCCCATCCAGCTCTAGCAGCAATACGACCATACTGATCAATAACAGCATTGTCTGCCATTAAAGCAAATTCTTTAGGGATGGATACAGAGGCATCTTGAGTATTAAGACCGGCAAAGCCAGGAGCTACAATACTTACTGGTAGTAAAGGAGCAGACATTAGGTCCACTCCCAGGTAGTTTCATCACCGTATCTTTCTGCTTCAATAGAGATATACGATGCTACTGCTTTACGATAAAGATCAGCTTGTTGATCACTTAAGCGACCACCATCTTCACCACGTTCATTGATAGCACGTAGATAAGCACCTTGAATAACTAACTCTGACGGTACATAGACAACATCAGTGCCTGCTGACAAATCTGCTTGAGGAACAACACAGTCTACTTTAACAGTCAGTACTGATGTTGGCACAGGCCATAGATCAATTGTTAATACACCTGTAGCTGCTGTACTGTTACCAACAGAGAAGTATTGTGGATCTCCAGTAGTTGTTCCCTGAAGATTAACCCATTCGTGCATCTGATACTGTGTAGCCTGAACTAAGTCTCTTTTGAGAGAAGGAATATAAATACTTAGAAGACGAGATCTAGGATTTGTACCAGGAATCTCATAGTTTTGTGTACCGTTAGCAGTAGAGATTGTCTTTGTGGTGCGTAGTACAGACCAGTTCCAAGCATCCTCTACTTCACGTTTAGCTTCGTTAACAAACTCACCAACAAGTTTAACGTAAGCGTTATCCGAGACAGAAACAGCTTCAACCTCTCTTACTCTACGTAAAACACCATTAACACAATCTAAGAATGTAGCCATTTAAGTCACCACTTTTCCCTGTCAGACCAGTACGCAGCAGACATCTTACCTTTCTTAATGTTAGCAGCATGACGAGCCTTAAAAGATTCTCTACGTTTACGATATGAAGAAGACTCTCCTTCTTTCTTAGGAGAGCCTTGTACTCCTTGTTGACCGAAACGAATCAACTTAACTTGATCACCTTCTTTCGCAACAACAACGTGACTTTTAGTAGGATGGTCTGGTGTTCTTTTAGGACGATTATATCCAGACACTCCTGCCCTTTCTAATCTAGGATCTTTCATTTCTTCTTTGCAGTTTTAGCTGCCTCCTTAAAAGCCTTATTAGTTGGAGCACCTTTGCTTCCAGGCTTCCTCATCTTTTCTTTGGAGCCTTCAGCAATACGCTGTCTTTTAGCGTGAATGTTGGCGTATAGTCCTTGTTTCATTTCTTTTTCTTAGGCTTAGTCATACCAGCCTCTGAAAGAGCAATAGCCACTGCTTGCTTACGTGACTTTACAACAGGACCACCTTTACCACTATGTAGTGTTCCTTCTTTGTATTCACGCATAACTTTCTTTACTTTAGCAGGTTTCTGTTTCATGAAGGATAACCCATCTTACGTTCTTTAGCCTTCATAGACTTAGATTCTTTCTTCTCGTGCATCTTCTTAGCTTTCTTCGATGCGTACTCTTCAGCCTGTTTTTTACCCTTAGCTGTATAAGGAAACTTCTTATCACCTACCATCGGCATTTGTTTTCTCCTTGTTCCTACGAAATATAGACTGAACAGTCTCAGTTTCCCAGATACGAATAGCTGTCCACACAATAGTGAGGATTGCAGCAATAGCTGGTAATAAATTAGCCAATGTACCTACAACCGTAATGATTGAGACAGCGTCTCCTAGCTGCTTAGCTTGTTCGTCTAGGTGAATAGCCATGCTATTACTCTGACAAATTTAATACTTGTTGTTGGAGAGCTTGAATCTGTAGTAGTAGTTCTTCTTTGGTAGGTTTAACGATTTGTTCTAGCATTGGTGTTGGCTCTGTAAACACACCATCTATGTAACCCCAACCAGGACCAGCATTCGGACAAGGAACCCATCCATTTGTAGCTGCTGTTTGTTCATCAGCTATGACAACATTAGTAACAAGGTGGTTTTCAATAATTGCGTATCTCATGTTGATCACCATGTATAAACACGAACTAAACCATCACCGCCTCTACCGCCAGCACCTGATGTACCTGAACTTGTACCGACAGCACCTCCACCACCGCCACCAGCAGCTTTTCCAGCATCACCACCACTTTGTGCAGTGCCTCCGTTTGATGCGTTACCGCCCCCACCACCAAAGAAATAAGTTGTTGTACTAGAGCCAGCACCAGCACCTCCACCAGCCTCTCCTGTTTGAGAGCCTCCTGAACCACCTCCTCTATTAGTAGAATCAGAGTTTCTATGGCTTCCACCACCGCCTCCTCCAGCTCCTCCTTGATAAGATGATCCCCCATCCTCTCCTTGACCTGCGCCACCTCCACCAGCATTGTTTGCAGATCCACCAGCACCACCGCCAAATCCACTGCTTCGTTGAGCACTGGTGCTTGTATTAACAGCACCACCAAACTGACCACTATATGCTACACCACTAACATAGGTATTAGGTAATGCTCCCGTACCTAAAGTACCACCGCCTGCTCCACCAGCTCTATAGGTACCACTTTGACCCGCGCTGCCAGCACCGCCACCATAACTTATAAGTAAAGAACCAAAAGAAGAATTACCACCAGCAACACCAGCATTACCAGGACCACCAGATACAGCAGCTCCTCCTGTACCACCTGCTCCAATCGTAACGGATACTGTGGAGCTTAAATCACTTGCCTTAAACAATCTAAATTTATAAGCCCCTCCTCCACCACCAGCTCCTCCATTAGGCTGTCCTGGTGCAGAGCTAGTCTCTACAGTACCACTACCACCTCCACCACCAGCACCCCAACACTCAACCATAACAAACTTAGCACCTGACGGTTTAGTCCATGTACCTGATGAAGTAAACTCTTGATAGTCAGATCCTGGTGCTGTTCCTGAAGACCATGTAGATCCTGTTGATAACAATACATTACCAGCAGTACCAGCACTTATAGTAACTAAGGCTCCTGAACCGTTACCAATTAAAACAGATCCAGCAGTAGCAAACGAAAGACCAGTACCGCCATCGCTAACAGAAAGATCTGTTAATAAATTAGTTATCGTTCCGCTAGCGAAAGTTGAATCTGAAATAACTAATCCAGTAGCTGTACCAGAAGCAGCATCTAACTTCGTAGCAATAGCTGTGGCAATATTATTGTACTCAGTATCGTGCTCAGTACCTTTAATAATTTTACCAGCAGAACCACTCGGTAGCGAGTCTTTTGCAGCAAAGTTAGTTGTCTTTGTATAGTTAGACATGCTAATCAATCCTCTTTGGTGTTCTTACCCTTTTGGACCTTTTCAGTTTTCTTTTCTTCTTGTTCTTTTACTTCCTCGTAATCAGGATGTTTTCTCATCTCAGCAATATCAAAGTCATACTCTACATTAAGT